GAATGCTCAGTTCGTCGTCGTTGAGCATCTTGTCGGTGTGTTCGTATAATCTTTGTAGGTTCATAATCGTAAAATTGCGAACAAGACGCTGGACTCAATCGCCTGACGGCGACGAGTCAGCTTGGTCGTTCGCGGTTGGTGGTTCCTGTCCTGTTGGGTTATGTGAAAGAAATTGCCAGTCACCTCCCTTGTATCGCCAAAGCCCCTCAGAGTATTTGCGATCTTGCCAGACCGCATCCAAAACGTATTCCTGCGCCTCAATATCTAAACGGATTCGGACAAACTGTCGGTGTTTTCCGTTTAGTGTAGCTTCCCACCACGTTTCATTCGGGAATTGCCACATATTCTCAAGAATCCAATCGGCTGACACATAACAAACGGATGAACACGAACCCTCATCACAGTGAGGGCAATCGCGCAGGGCATCGTCAAAATCTCTATCACAAATAACGCAATACATAATTCAGTCGGGTCGGTTATCCTCGGTTCGTGATTCCTGTTCATCAAAGTATTTCTGCTCCTTGGCAAGAGCCATACCATCCTCTTCTACATACTCCTCTTCGGGAGCGCAGACATAACAGTTAGGGTCATGCCCCCCGCAGCGTGAACATCTCATGGCGTGTAGGGGTTGTATCCTTCGTCACACATCCGCTGAAGATGAGCTAAAGCTCGCCACGCTACAGCGTCCCACTCTTCCTCGGCAATGTGCCGTTGGAGGGCGTCCAGCTCATCAGACGATTTGCTCTTATCCCAGTGAAGGGGCTCATCTGGATGGTGTTGATTATTCCCTTCCCAACTCCGACGCGCAACAAGCGCGAGCGCGTCAGGGAAGTAGTTGAGAACGCCAGAGCACATAGGGTACTTCTTTCGTTCCTTGGCATCAGTAGGTAGTACTTTAATCATTGGTTCTTTTCTTGATGGATGTTTCGAGGAGTTCGATTCGTTTTTTCTGTTTCGGGTTTGGGTTCGGCAGAGCCGCCAGTTGGAAGTATGCGATCAGCATTTTTTTCAGTAGTGGATCCGTCTCCGCCATGCGGGACGCCCGACTTTCCGAATATGTGTTCGTGGTTGTCATAGAATTTAGCGTAGCTGACCTTGCGAGGAAGTGACCCTTTGCCAGCTCCAATAGGGTTAATAGGCATAGTTACAGGGTGTGTTTGAGGGCTGCAAAGAAGATAATTAATAGGGTGATGTAGAAAGGGCCATGCCTCAGAGAACCACACCCCTCTTTCTTCGTCAATTTATTTCTGCACTAATGTGCTCAACCAGAAGGAAAAAAGTGGTGGGCTCAAGTCCAAGAAGATCTATTGCGTCCAATCCAAACTCTTCCACCAGTAAGTCATAAAACTCTTCCAGCTCATCTTCATGCAGGTAATTCATGATGTCATCCCGCATGTTAAGTTTGGGAATCTTTGGGTTCACATCGCTGATGATGGCATCCAGTCGGTCTTGAATTTCTGATCTTGTCATGGGAGTAAGTAGTAATAATTACCGTGGCGACGGCGACATCGCGGAGGTGTTGTATATTTCATTAGACAACCCCTCATCCTCTGGCCAGAACTTTTTTTACTCTTGCCTTCCACGTTATTCCTCACAAGCATCCAATAATGCCATATCTAAACCACAACCTACCGACAATCACCTGCCTGATGCGGAACGAATACCTCTTCAACCACGAGAAGGGGCATGGAGAATACACCGATGCAGACGTTCACACCGTAGCATCTATGGAAAAACGAGTGCCACTGTTCGAGGCATTCCTAACCAACGGAGTCAACTGGACACGCCGTCCGATTACTGCTTTCTGCTGGAAGCCTTGTGAACCTGTGCCTCTTGAACACGCCATGTATTGGGACTGCTTCAGCAGCTATATCGACGTGCAGATTAGGGCTAGACTTAAAGGGCTCAGGGCTAAACTCATTACGCCGAACGGAAGTAAAGAGTGGGGCGAGTATATGTTTACGCTCGATTGGGGCTTTGAAAACAAGGCTTTAGTCGACACGAACTTTTCGGAAACTCCTGAACACAAGTGCGCTCACCTGTTCAAGATGGACAACGGCAACTTTTACGCCTATCCAAACAATCGAATTGTGTGGCACGATGACGCTTGGGTTGATGTTCCGATAGAGAAGAACCCTAACTACAAGATTGACATGACTGTCTACAGTGTGGAGAACAAGCGAACCCAGTTCACCGACTACTCCTACATGACAGAGTTTACGGACGAACCAAAGCAAAACGATTAATACCATGCCTGACCCTAACAAAGAGCTAGAAGCCTTCCTCAAACTGTACCCATCACTGAAAGAGCAGCTTGAAGCCGTGAAGAAGCAAGCCATTGAGTATCGAAACAGGTACTGCCAAATCATAGCTCGCTGTGGGATGGAGTATGATATGCTCAAGCAAACGAACCACTTCGATTGGGAAGAATGAAAGAACTGTTCCCCAGACAACAAGACGCCGTCGACTTCCACCTCAAAACTTTGGGGTGGTTAGGTGCTTCTTTGGATTCATCCAAGACAGGTGTTGGAAAGACTGTTATCTCCACCCACTTGAGTGCGAGATGGGATGGTCCCGTTGCTGTTGTCTGCCCCAAGATTGTAATCCCTCACTGGGAACGTGAGTTGAGAGAAGTTGGAGTAGAGCCTCTCTTTGTTCACAATTATGAACTGATCAAGCGGGGTAAGAAGCAGTGGCTCAAGAAGCGAGGAAAGTCGGTCTTCGAGTGGGATGTTCCAAATAACACCCTGTTAATATGGGACGAAGTCCACAAGTGCAAAGCCCCCACAAGTCAGAATGCACAGATGCTGATCGCCGCTAAGAACCAGAACATTGCATCTCTGATGTTGTCGGCTACCGCGTGTAAGGATCCCACAGAAATGAGAGCCATTGGTTATGCTCTCGGGCTCCACAACCTTCTTCGCGCTGGTGAAGGACTCCAAAGCTGGCCTTCGTGGATGAAGACTTTTGGATGCTGGCGAGACCAGTGGCGCAACTGGAAGCCCCCACACAACGCGGAGCGACTCAAGCCGCTGCACGAAACGCTCTATCCAGAGAGGAGCATCCGACTCACTCCCGCAGACCTACCACTGGCCTTTGCGGAGAATCATGTGATTACGGAACCTCTCCACTTCGCCGCCCTCAAGGACATTCAGAAATACTATGATGAGTCAGGAATCACTTCGGAGATCCTAGAGTGGTATCTCGAAGATCCATCCTTCGGGGGTGAGGAAGAAATCATCGTGCAGTTGCTCCGCGCTCGTCAACTGGCAGAAGCGGCGAAAGTTCCAGATATTGTAGAGATGGCAACAGATATGATTGAGGAAGGCAACAGCGTTGCTATCTTCGTCAACTATCGCGAGACAGCCCTTTCACTTATGGACATGCTTGGGGAGGACACCTCTCTAATCATCGGCGAACAAAAAGCCAGTGAGCGTGAAGGCAACATTCAGCTATTCCAAGAAGACAAGCATCACTGTGTGGTAAGCACTATCTCTGCTGGAGGTACAGGTGTGAGCCTCCATGACACACGCGGAGAACGTCCTCGCATCAGTCTTATTTCTCCCACCTACGACGAGAAGGAATACGAACAAGCCTTGGGCCGCATTCATCGCAATGGGGCATTATCCCCCGCTACACAGCGGGTGTTGGTAGCTGCTGACACGCTGGAAGAGCAAGTAATCCAAGTGCTTCAGCGCAAGCTGCAACTCGCCCGCACTATTCACGGGTGAAAATAAATTAAAGAAAGTTGTTGCACTTCGCCTCAGACTGTGGATGATGTGCGGCACTTCAAATCCGAATCGAAAAAATCATGAGTCAGAAACGAACCCACTCTTTCATAGAGTCCCTCACCAACACTGTAGTTGGTTACGCTGTGAACTTCACAGCCAACATGCTGATACTGCCCCTATTTGGCTTCGGCATCACGATTGAGCAGAACATCCAGATTTCGATGTTGTACGTTCTAATCAGCGTCATTCGCGGATATGGTATCCGCCGCGCTTTTAACTTTTACCACAACTATACAAACAGATGAGTAAAGAAGTAGACCACAGTGATCGCGCCCACGCTGAGTTTGGGCCGTCCTCCCTCAAGTATGTCAAGCAATGCGCTGGCTTCCAATCCAAGGGGGGCACCAATGCCGCCGCTGAAAAGGGAACCCGCATCCACGAAGCACTTGAGATCCGTGACCCTTCCGCTCTGCAAGACGATGAAGAAGTTCAGATCTACGACCGCTTGCTTCGCGAGGAAATCGAAACCATCGACGGACTCTTCGGAGATCACGAAGGAGTCGACATCATCCGAGAAGAACGGCTAGTGCTTGAACTCGACTGCGAATCTCCGACCTTCGGCACCGCCGACATCGTTGCCCGTAAAGGCAGCATGGGTCTGGGTCTGGATTACAAGACGGGGTTCAGCAAGATCGACGACGTGGAAGACAACATGCAAGCCAAGGCATACACCCTCGGCATCTTCCAACGCTATCCTGAGATTGAAGAAGTGACGTTCGTCTTTCTGGTCCCCGTGCGTGATGAGATTCTCGTGGGTCGATTCACCCGAGATCAAGTCGACGACCTTCGTAATGAAATCTCTGACATCATTCGCAAAGCAGAACAAACCCGACCGAAGTGGGAGACGGGAGGCATCGACCTTGATGATCTTGGTCCCTCCGTTCACTGCCGCTTCTGTCAATATGAAGACCAATGCCCCGCCATGGGCTACCTGTCCATGGAGGTGGTGAAACGATACCAACCACACATGATCCCCGAAGGAACCGCACACAGTAGTGAAATTGATGACCCCGCCGTGCTGGAGAAGTGGCTCGTGATTGCCAAGACCGTTGAAGGATGGGCAAGCGCGATCAAACACAAAGCTACCACCATGGCACTTGAGAATCCAGATGTATTCGAGAGCTTCAAGCTCCGTTCCATGGGTGCGCTCAAGAAGACTACCGACAAGAACAGCCTCGCGCAACTTGCTATGAAGCATGGTCTTGGTCTGGACGAAGTCATTGAAGCCGCCGACCTCAGCCTCAACAAGCTGTCGAAGGTGATCCATGCGAAAGCCGCCAAGGGCGAGAAGGCCCCCGCCGTCCGTGAGTTTGAAGATCAAGCCATGGAACTCGATCTCGTCGAAGTCGGGGACACCCGCTACACCCTCGCCAAGAAATAATCCCGTCGACGACTGCCGACATCTCGTCCGATTGGACAAGCAGTCAAATCAGAAACCAGAACCATAATACCATTATGTCTACCACATTAACTACATCCGTAAATACTGGCCTTGCTCTACCACAAGACATCGAAATCCCTCGACTCAACGTCGTTCAGAAAATGTCTCAGATCGACGCGCCCGCTGGCACAGTCGTTCTCGACAAAGAGGATGTCATCCTTGAAGCCGAAGAGCGCACCAACGTCATCGTGATTGGTGCTTCCAAACGCTGGAAGGAAGACATCCCCTACGACGAAGAAGTAATGCCCAAGATCGTAGGCTCTGAAGATGAAGCTCGCGAGCTTGCGAGTGAGAGTGACTACGAAGTGATTGAGTTCGCTGAACTGGTCTTTCTCATCCCGCAGATTGGGGAGGACGAGTCTCTGTTCCCCTACCCCATTGGAGACACCAACTATCAGCTTGGTCGCCTCACCGTACAGAAGGACGCATATCGCCTCACCTACAAGAAGCTGTTCACCTTCGCGTTCCTCAACCGCGATGTTCAGCCTGCTGCTATCTTCTGGGACTTCGGCACCGAAGTGATGACCAAAGGCAAGTACAGTTGGTATGTACCCTCGCTCAACTTCACCAAGGAGGAGACTCCCGAAGAAGTGATCGAGTTCGTCAAAGGCTTCACCCAAAACGCATAACATCATGGACGAAGAGACTAACGAAATCACCATGCCTCCGCTGGACAAGCTGCTTCACTCGGAGCGGGACAACCTCCGCACCATGTTGAAGACTCTCGATGGAGAGATGCTTCAAGCTGTGGTACGTCGTGAGTCCATCTGTGCGGTGCTTGAAGCCGTGGATCTTCGCATCGAAAACCTTGGGGAAGAGCTTCCTGAGCCCAACAAGGTCACCCTCCCGAGTCAACTAGAGTTCGACTTCGGCGATTCCGAACAAGAGAAGGCAGAGACCGCCAGCTAAGGTTCTCCGTCTGGCCCGCGTTAAGGGCCACCACATTCCAGCCCTTCGGGGGTGGCCTTATGGCCGTGGAGTTTTTCGTGTTTTCGCTCCTTGGTGTCCCTCGGAGGGTTGGAATGTGGTAATTCGATCACATCAGCGCGGTTCCGCTAATTCCAACCAAACCAATACATGATTACATACGCCTTGGACTTTGAGTCCTACTATGACAGAGAGTGTTCAATCAAGACACTCGGACCCCATGGGTATTTCTCCCACCCATCCTTTGAAGCCTACATGGTGACAGTCGTCGGAGACGACGGGTTCCGCTATGCAGGACACCCTAAAGAGTTCGACTGGACGATCCTCAAAGATCATCTCGTTCTTTCTCACAACGCCAGCTTCGATGAAACTCTCTACTTGTTCGGAGTTGATGCTGGCTGGTATCCCTCCGTGGACTTCAAGGAGTGGCAATGCACCGCAGATATGTGTGCCTTCTTGGGGCTTCCTCGATCCTTGAAGGGGGCAGCCGCGGAGGTGCTTGAAGCACAAATTGACAAGACCACTCGAGACAACATGGCTGGCAAGCAGTGGAGTTCTATGAGTGAAGAGTTTCAGAAGGAAGTCACCGAGTATGCCATTGTCGACTCCGAGAGGTGTCTTGAGTTGTGGCAGAAGTTGGAGGATCAGTGGCCTCAGCACGAGCGAGACATCAGCGTGTTATCTCGCCGTATTACTCAGCGTGGGCTACCAATGGATGAGCCTCTTCTCCAGAAGAGCCTTGAGACCATCAAAACTAAGCTGTTCGATTCCGAGAACACCATACCTTGGATTCACGAGATTGATCCCAAAACCAAGAAACCTTTCACGCCCCTATCCCGCAAGGCGTTCAACAACGAGTGCCGAAAGCAAGGCATCCCTATCCCCAAGTCGCTGGCACAAGACAACGCCGACGCAGACAAGTGGTTTGCTGAACATCAGAAGGAATGCCCGTGGGCTCGCTCCGTGCAAGACTACCGCAGGATTAATTCCTTCCTCAGCAAGCTGGAGTCCTTCCAAGCAGGCACCATGTCCGACGGGAGGTTCTATGGCAACATCATGTACTGCGGAGCAAACCCAACTGCACGTTGGTCTGGGGGTGGAGGTAATCTCAACCTTCAAAACCTGCCGCGAGAGGAAATGTTCGGGGTGAACTTTCGTCCGCTCATCAAAGCGGCACCAGACACGAAACTTATTGTTGCCGACTTAGGGCAGATCGAGGTTCGCACCGTCCTCTGGTGGGCGAAAGACTTCGAGGCCCTCGACCGCATTCGTGAGACCGACGACATCTACCATGTGTTGGCTGTCATGTTGGGAATCCACAAAGAAGAGGACGGGCCACTACGCAACAACCCAAAGCTGCGGCAACTGACCAAAGGGATTGCGTTGGGTTGTCAGTTTGGTCTTGGGCCTAACGGATACATGGCACAGTCTGGGGGAACACTCGAAGATGCGACCTTCGCAGTAAACACCTACCAGAAGAACATGAAGAAGGTGGTAGAACTTTGGGGGCATCTCAAAGATGACATCAACATGTCCACTGCCCTCGGTCAGCCTCTAATCTATGATATGCCCTCTGGACGGAAGCTCAACTACGGACGCATCCGAAAAATGAAGACTCGCACTCCCGAGGGGAAGACGCGTTTTGCCCACGTATGTAAGATGGTTCGTCAAGGGCAAAGACGGGACTTTCGTCTGTGGCATGGGCACATGACAAACAATCTAGCTCAAGGTCTTGCACGGGATGTGTTTGCTGATACGATGCTTAGGCTGGACGCGGCGGACATTCCAATCGTCATGCACGTTCATGATGAAGTAGTTTGCGAAGTCCCTGCTTCTGAAGCAGAAGACCGACGCCAGCAGATTGAAGAAATAATGTCCACGCCTCCAGCTTGGATTCCCGAACTCCCACTTGACACTGAAGCAACCATTCTCGACCACTACACCAAATGAGCAAATACCACTACATACCAAACCACCGAAGCGCAGAAATCACTACAGCAGAATCATTACATGACAAATCATTCCGAGTTCCTGAGATCAAATCGAAGTCGAAGTTTCGAGACTACTGCGCATCTGCCTCCACTAATCATTGCTTCTTCAACCTAGCTGAAGGAGACAATCCAAACCTACGCATCAATGAGGATAACCCAGTTCACAAAGTCCATGGGTTTGTTGGAGACTATGACGCTCCAACTAACTGGGACGAAATAGAAGGACTCCTACGTGCGCGGTGTGTCTCTGAAGGACTACCGACTTGGATTACGAAAACTCACTCGGGCTACGTGCGTCTGGTGTGGGAGTTTGAGAAAGCAATCCCACTCGACCCCTCAATGGCAGACGCTTTTTACAAGCGAATGTCTGACCATTTGAAAGCTCCCATGCTGCTGGCGGGCTTCGACCGAACATGCCTACGCCCCTCGCAGTATTTTGAGGTGGGCACTAACTGGCAGAAAATGGGGGAGCCTTTAGACTACACTTCTGTAAAGACCGTGTTCCTTCGTGCTGCGTCAACAGCAGCCCCCACTACGGGAGACACCACAATTCCCATTTCGGACGTAGCTGCGGAAGTTGCGAAGAGATACCCTCACCGCTGGAGCGGAGAATTTGAGATCGGTGCTCGTGGTCCTTTGTTCTGGATTGACGACGGCATTGATCGAGAGGGGGCTCAAGTTCGAGAAGATGGTATGGTTTGTTACTCTGACCGCGCGGGCAAGGGCTTCTTGTCTTGGCGTGAGATCTTCGGTAAAGGCTTCGTAGAAAATTACGAGGAGCAGAAGATAAACCAACTGATCGACCAGTACTGGTTCACGGGAAAGGCATTCTACAAAGTGCTGAACAATACCCCCGTGGTCATCCCCAAAGAGCAACTGATACTTGAGCTTCGGAAAGCAGGGTTTAGTCCTAAAACCAAGAAGGGTCAGGCTCTGTCGGAAGTCGAGCAAGCAATCCTCGCCATCAGCAATGACTGCCGTGTCGAAGAAGTTGCTCCTGTGGTGTTCTCGGACAAGAGGCTGGTCACCTTTGGGTCGCGCCGTATTCTCAATAGCAACTTCTCAAAGCCTGTTCAACCAGCCACAACAGGAGATGAGTCTAAGTGGCCGTGGCTTCGCACCTTCTTGCTGAACTTCTTCGACGTTGACAACAACGGGGAAGACACGCTGCCGTACTTTCTGGCATGGTTCCAGCGACTGTATGAAGCTGTGCTGGAGCATCGTCTGGATCAAGGACAGCTTCTGATCCTACTAGGTGAGTCAGGGCGGGGTAAGACCCTCTTGACGAACAGGATTGTTGGTGATGCTGTAGGTGGCTGTTCAGATGCATCTGATTACCTTTCAGGAAAAACTACCTTCAACAAAGACCTCTGTGGATCTGCCGCATGGGTGATTGATGACCAGACTGCCGCGGCCACTTATTCCGATCAACGTAAGTTTGTAGAGCTCACCAAGCGGTGTGTCGCCAACCCACGACTGGAGTATCACGCCAAGTACGCGGACGCGGTGCCTCTACCTTGGGCTGGTAGGGTGATGATGTCTCTCAACTTGGACGCAAACTCCTTGGCGGCTTTGCCTACACTGGATTCTTCCAACCGAGACAAGATCATCGCTCTTCGTGCCGCTGGCACAGGTAGGGTCAAGTTTGGATCGAACAAACAGGTAGAGCAGACTATCGCTGAGGAAATGCCATACTTCCTCAAGTGGCTGCTGGAGTGGGAAGCACCAGAAAGAGTTATCCACGCTGGTCGCTTTGGTGTTCGCACCTACATTGATCCATTCGTAGAAGCAGCAGCGTATGACAACTCATCTCGCTCGGCGATTGCTGAGATGGTCGAGTTCTTTGCCAAACAAGTTCGCACCAACAGCAGTGAACCCATCAAACGCTGGAGGGGCACACTCACCGAGTTCACCGTAACTCTGCACGAAATAAATGGGGGACGTCCTGTGGGTAATTCCAATAATTTGGAGTTCGTTCGCCGCGGTATGACTGTGCTGGAGGAGGTGTCCGCTCACAATTCTTCTATCCGCAAAGTCCGAAGCAAGGGGCAGGGCGGAGGAAAAGTTTGGGAGATCGACCTCAACCCTAGGTATGATATCGACGACGGGGGTGAGGATTGGTAAGATAGGTTAGTGAAAGTTCGCTCCCTCACAGACCCCATAACTGGATGCTGGTACACGTACTTCAAGGATCCAATTTATGGGGTCTACTGCTACTTAGTAGTAGGGGTCTCCACCGAGATCGAGCTAGTCAACTTCTGTGAGTCTGTAGAGATTGACGTGGCGGACTTCGAGCTGGAGCATGGAGAATTTGCTGGTGCCTGTTGGGGGCCTGAGGATGGCTCATCTGTCGTGATGGCATTGGCGAGTTTTGATTCGACAGACCCACACAGCATAGACACCTATTGCCATGAGCTGTTCCACTTCACGCACACGGCTCTTTCTGGAAGAGGCATCGAGCACCAAAACTCTCGTGGGTGTGAAGCCTTCGCTTACTACTGCGGGTTTGTGTCTGGAAACTTCTGGCGAGAACTTACGAAAGAGTAATTTCCTTCTCTGGTGAATGCAACTCAGCCAGAGTCACAGAAAACTCGTCAGCATAAGCGGGCCTCCAGTCATCCCCTCGCTTTTCTCCTTTGGGCACATACTCAGCTAGATCGAAGAACCTGCGAGAGGGGAGCCAACCAACCAGTGTCGCCACTGTAAGTTGAGGATTGCACCGAACAAAGAAGTAGATGTCGCACTTAGTCATTAGCTTTTCCTTGCGGGACTCGTTCCCATAGACTCGTGCCGTGTAATGAGGTTTTGGTTCCGCGGAGGCTTGGGTGGTCTTCACATCCACGGTGTATCCCTCATCTGTAATGATGTCATAATCGAAGATCTCGTGCCCTACACGTTCTCCTCCTATCAGTTGATGCACGAGAATCTCTCCCATACATCCGATCTTGTTACCTCTCCCACGGGTTAGGGAGCCATGGAGCACACCCATCTCTTTGGCTTCGCGTCGAGCCTTTGATTTTTGATGTTTGCTTGGCTCAATCGTTATCAATACATGGGGCGGATGTTAGCCCTCCCAGCAGTTCCAAAGGGGTCAACCTTCAAACGGGGGATTGCCGCACCGCGACTAGAGTTAGCTTCCTCTTCCAAAAGTCGCTGACACTCGCGCCAGTGATACTGGGCTCGCTCCAAATCGGCATGGTCTTCGGCTATACGTCCGAGTAGTCCATGCTTGAGGGCACCAATGTTGTCAACATACACAACATCGTTTGCACCACTGATGGGTTCAAAAGCCCGCTTGCACAGGACATGCACCACCGTAGATCCGTCGACAGAACGGTTGAGGCGGTAACGACGGAATCGTGTGACTCCCGAATTGGGTCCCAAGGTAGCGATGGTGGTATCCGAGTCGGCGGCGTCGGTACGAATGTCGTAGCGGTAGAGTAAGTCGGTAAACTGCACTTTATCAATCTGAGTGACAGTCGAAGAAAAAATAATGGTGTTCAGCCCTGAGCCGATGGATGCCTCATATACATCGCCGTCGTCATTGCGGGCAGTAATCGTGATCTGCTCTCCAGCAGTGGTGTCCACCGCAACTGCGTCAGCCGTCTCCTGAGCAGGAACCACATACAGGGTTGTCAATCCAGCTTCAGGAAGCAGTTTCAGGGTAGGCCAAAAACCAGAGTCAATCAGTCCCCAAGACATATCTGTGGATGCACCAGAACCCACGGAGTTAAAGTCGTGCCATAAGGAGCGCACAGGAACGGGCTGGTTATTCACCGTGACGAACAGGATAGCATCCGCGTCGTCGGGCAAAGTCACCCCCGCGTCAATCACTTCGAGAGAGTGCTGCACCGTGAGGTCTCGATAAATACCCATACCATAAAGGCGGTCCAGCACTTGATTGAGGCTCTTCATCAGATCACCAGATGGCTCGATGTAGTCTGAGAGTAGGGTGCTGATTTTGCTGTAGGTGGTGGCGGCCATGGGGAGATGCTACAGGATTTAGGGGCTTAGGTCAATTCTTCGGGGAGAGACTCAGGAGATCGTAATATCTACGGTGGATGTGACCCCATCATCCGTTTTAGAGTAGGAAAAAGTCTGCCTCCAGTCATGCCAGTCAGCCGTTGTCCAGCCACTGATGTCAATATCTCCGTCGGGCTGGGGCACATTATATGTGGAGTTTTCTCCGATGGGACTATGGTCGCTACCAAATGATCCAGTGCGAAGGACATCGTGGACATGCCACTCATTCAGGATGGGGGTTTCGAGAAGAGTAAAAAAGGGGACTGAAATGGATGTCGTGATTGGGACGGTTTCTGTGTACTCAGATCCTGTCCCAGCATTATACGTATTTTCTGCCTCTCCCACTTCCACATTAGAGAGATCTATCAATTTACCTCCACTTTCTGGCCCAAAAATTTTCATACCCTGATAGTTAGTATCACAAAGACTGAACTCCAAATCCTCGTAATATGGAGGTGAGGGGAGGTTAGTATTAGTGACTCGATAGAGGCGGGTCCTAGATGGGGCCAAAATGAACAAGGCTTTATTGGCGTTGGCAACGTATGAATACCCTTTGTCGGAGATACGGATAGGTCCCTCCGTTCGCAGCCCGTCAAGATCAGTGTCAGGCTCAACAGGCAGTAAAGATGATTCCGTCGCTTTCGCGATAGACTCCCGATCAAACGTAGTAGTCTGGTCGTAGTCGAACGTATCTACATAATCAAAACTATCAGTAGACCCACTTCGAGTCCCTAAAATCCGAATGCGGATCTCGATCTGAGTGTAGATTGGTTTGGCTTCCCAATCTACCGCCCCTCCCGTTCCACTAAGAAAAGGGCTTTGTGGGAGAGGGGAGTCATGT